TGCAGCTATGATGAAAAAGGCTATGAAAATGAAGAAGCCTATGAAAATGGGTCATAAGAAATAGTAATGTACGTACAAAAGGGTAACCCTATAAAAAAAGTTAGACGTGTTAAAGCTAAAGGTGGTGGTACTAAAAAAGTATGCTTGCCTTTGGCTAAAATACGTAGTATGAGTAAAGCTGAAAGGCAAAAAGTCATACGAGCTAAAAGGGCTGCCGGTGCGAAAGGTAAATATAAAAGATCAAGCAAAAGTAATGTAACTGGCACTAGTAGTGGTGGTAGTTTAAAAACATGGGTTAAACAAGACTGGAGACAGGTTGGTAATCCAAGTAAAAAGTGTGGTGAAAAATAATGGGATTTAAATTAGGTAGAGCAAGAAAAGTTAAAGCTATAGGCGGTGTAATAGATAAAAAACTTAGTTTTAAATCTGACATAGGTTCTGTGCCAGGTCACCAAGTTATAAGAAAACCACTAGAAGAAGATATATTAGGTGAAGCTAATATGGACGGTACTATATTTGTAAGTGATAAAGTAGTACCTGGAAGTCCAGAAGACAAGCAAATACTATTACACGAGATGAGACACTCTGTTGATATGTTAACAGGTAAATTATCTTACGGTGATGACTTTGTACAATTTAATGGAGTAACATATCCAAGAGAAACTAGAAACGGTAAAGATATGATTAAAGTTGATGGTCAATGGAAAGAAGCTGGTGATGATTTTCCTTGGGAAAGAGAAGCAAATAGATTATGAGTTTAGTAAAGATTATAGATGGTGTACCTACATATAGCACAATACAAGAAGCTATAAACTACGGCGCATTGTATAACATAACAGGTTATCATGTGCACATTGTAAACGGACAAACTACGTATATGGCTGGAGATTCACACGATCAAATAACATCACTATTTAGATTAAGTACAGAGGCAATACAAATACCAGACTTACCAACAGGTAACGTTAGCGCTACACCAAGTAGCGGTAGCAGTAGTAGCGGTGGTGGTGGCGGTGGATATTAAAAAATAAATTATGAGTATATTAAGTAAAGTATTTTCAGCAGGTGCTGGAGAGCTTGTAAAAAATGTAGGTGGAGTATTAGATAATCTAACTACAACAAAAGAAGAAAAGTTAGCTGCACAAGCTAAAATAAAAGATATGATAATGGGTTACGAAGCTGAAATGCAAAAGCAAGTAACCGAAAGATGGAAGTTAGATATGAACTCTGACTCGTGGTTAAGTAAAAACATAAGACCACTAGTATTAGTGTTCTTAGTAGTAAGCACAGTGTTATTAGTATTTATAGATGCTGGTGCAATAAGTTTTGATGTAAAAGACTCATACGTAGATCTTTTACAATTAGTATTAATAACTGTGATCGGTGCTTACTTTGGCGGTAGATCACTAGAAAAAGTAAAAAAATAAAAAAAATGGGATATTTTAATATAGAATTAAAACCAGCAATATCAGCTCAAAACTGTGTAACAGCTTTTGGTAATGGAGACTTGATAGCTGATTGGGTAGTAAAAACTGTACCTACAAAAAAACCTTTTAGAATTATGGGTGTAACTTGTATAGAAAGAGGTACAAACGGTGCGTCTCAAGCTAGTCAATACGAACTTATATTTGCAAGTCCAAACGACGACCTTACTAAACCTTCTAGTTTAGGTACTGTAAACGGAAGTGTAGATGGTAATAGTTTTTATAACCATTTAGTTGGTATATACAATGTAACAGGAACTGCTGACACTATAGATAATGTAAATATATCTTCACCAGATAATACAGATGGTAACCAAGAAGATGAATTAGTAATTGAACCGTCTAGAGTTGTAGCTAAAGATGGTAGTATTAAGTTTGAAGGTCATGATGTTAATGGCACGATATGTATAGGTATTACAACTACTGCTGGTGCTCCAGATTTTGGTACTGGTGTATTATTAGACGCTGGTGAAGGTCAAGCTACAGCTACAACAGAACAAACTTTAGTAGTAAAAACTGTTGATGTTAGAAAAGCTCTTGCTGTTGGTGATACTGTTGCTGCTTCTGATGGAGCTGCAATAGGAACTGTAGTTTCAATTGCTAGCGATACAAGATTCAACGTTGATAAAGTTGAAGCTGCTTTAGAAAATGAAGATGAAATAGTTAACTTAAATCCGTTAACTTTTATTATTCATTGCGAATATTAATAAATAAATTAAATTAACTTAAATTAAATAAAAATGGCAAAAAGAAAAACACCTAAGGCTCAAGACCTTAGACCACAAAGTATAACTCAAGAAGAGTTAAAAAACTTACAGAATTTAGTTAACTCTTTAAATAGAGTACAATTAGAAATAGGTAATTTAGAAAGTAGAAAGCACACTATGTGCCATCAAGTTATAAACTTTCAATCACAAGTTGCTACTTTACAAAAAAGTTTTGAAGAAACTTACGGTAAAATAGACGTTAATATTAACGATGGTAGCATAACATATACAGAAGATGAGCAAGCTGATAAGAAAGATTAGTATAGGTAAAGATTATAAAAACGATGCAATGCATTATGCTGTTGGTCAAGAAGTATATGGTGGGCATACTATTTGTGATATTATAGAAGAAGACGATAAGTTTTCAATATATATTAGAAAAAACAAAGATGTTTTACCGTGGAAAGACTTTAACAAAAACATGGCTGTATCTGTAGAGTATAATCTAGAGTACTAATGAAAAGCATTTACAACTTTGTTGTAAAGCCAATAGGTAAAAGATATAATAACGTAAAGAAGGTTGGAGATAAAGAGTTAATACTTAACACTGAAATCTTCAACCATCAATACGTAAACAGACAGGCAACTGTAATATCAAAACCTATTATTGGTGATACAGATATAGACGTAGGTAGTGATGTTATATTACACCACAATGTTTTTAGAAGATGGCACAACCAACACGGTGTAGAAAAAAATAGTAAAAGCTATTTTAATGAAGACACTTATATAGTACATCCAGATCAAATATTTTTATATAAAAAGTTTTGGCAATGGCATTCACCAAAAGGTTTTTGCTGGGTACAACCTATAAAAAATAAAGACAAGTATTCTAATAACGAGACTCAAGAAAATATTGGTATTGTAAAATATACTGATGGTACATTTAAAGTAAATGATCTTGTAGGTTTTACACCTGTATCTAGTTATGAGTTTGTTATTGATGGTAAGTTGCTATATAGAGTATATACTAAATTTATTACAATTAAATATGAATATCAAGGAGACGAAGAAGCTTATAATCCAAGCTGGGCACAAAGCAGTTGAAGAGCTAATTAATGTTGCTAAAGAAAAAATAATAACTAACACAGAAGATGATGTTAGTGCTGATAGATTAAAAAACGCTGCAGCTACAAAAAAGCTAGCAATATTTGATGCTTTTGAAATACTAAACAGAATACAAGAAGAAGAAAGTTTGCTTGAAGGTAAAACACTTGAAAACAAAACAAAAGTTTTTAAAGGTTTTGCAGAAGGAAGATCAAAGTAATGTATAAACAAGAATTATTTAAAATAGTTGAGCCTGTTAAAATAAATACTATTAAAAGGCTTAATAAAAGTAAAAAATGGGAATATGGATATAATAAAGAAAACGATATTGTCGTTATATCAAAAACTGGTAAAATCGGTGAAATTATTGAACTGCAAGGTTTGCGGATTGCTCTGCCGTTGCAACCAGTGCGAGTGCACGCCAACGAAATAAAAAAGTGGCAAAGATTTGAATATCCAAAAGAATTAACAAGACTTAAAACTATATTTGACTGGAGAGCTTTTCCTGAAGAAAATAAAGCAAAATGGTATGATTATATAGATGAAGAGTTTAAACGTAGAGATGAAGGTTTTTGGTTTAACAATAACGGTAAACCAACATACATAACAGGTACGCATTATATGTACTTACAGTGGAGTAAAATAGATGTAGGTGCACCTGATTTTAGAGAAGCAAATAGATTATTTTATATATTCTGGGAAGCCTGTAAAGCTGATAAAAGATCCTATGGGATGTGCTACCTTAAAAACCGTAGATCAGGATTTTCTTTTATGTCTTCTGCTGAAACAGTTAACCAAGCCACATTGGCAAGTGATAGTCGATTTGGTATATTATCTAAAACAGGTGCAGATGCTAAAAAAATGTTTACAGACAAAGTTGTTCCAATATCAGTCAACTATCCGTTTTTCTTTAAACCGATACAAGATGGTATGGATAGACCTAAGTCTGAGCTTGCTTACCGTGTGCCTGCGAGTAAGTTTACTCGTAAAAAGATTATTGCGAACGAACAGCAAGAAGACTTGGTTGGACTTGATACTACTATTGACTGGAAAAATACAGGCGATAACAGTTATGACGGAGAAAAGCTTGCATTGTTAGTACATGATGAAAGTGGTAAGTGGGAAAGACCTGATAACATATTAAACAATTGGCGTGTTACAAAAACATGTTTGAGGTTAGGTAGTAGAATAGTAGGTAAGTGTATGATGGGCTCAACTTCCAACGCCCTTGATAAAGGTGGAGACAACTTTAAAAAACTATACAATGATTCAGATGTATCGAGACGAAATCGTAATGGACAAACAAAGTCTGGCCTTTATTCTCTCTTTATCCCAATGGAGTGGAACTACGAAGGATTTATTGATGAATACGGAAATCCAGTCTTTAATAATCCAGATCATGATGTATACGGACCTGACGGAGAACTAATAGATGTAGGTGTTATAGACAATTGGCAAAATGAAGCTGATGGTTTAAAACAAGATCAAGATGCATTAAATGAGTTTTACAGGCAGTTTCCTCGTACTACAGAACATGCATTTAGAGATGAAACAAAAAACAGTATATTTAACTTAGTAAAAATATACGAACAAATAGATTACAACGAAGAAATGTATAGATCACTAGGCGTTTCAACTGGAAATTTTCAGTGGGTTAACGGTGTAAGAGATACTAACGTTATATTTTATCCAGATCCACAAGGTAGATTTAAAATAAGTTGGGTACCACCTAGTAATTTACAAAATAGAATAATAATAAAAAATGGAATCAAATACCCTGGCAATGATCATATGGGCGCTTTTGGCTGCGACAGCTACGATATTAGCGGTACTGTAGATGGTAAAGGATCTAAAGGCTCTCTACATGGTTTAACAAAGTTTAGCATGGAAGACGCTCCTGCTAATACATTTTTTTTAGAATATATAGCTAGACCACAAACAGCAGAAGTTTTTTTTGAAGATGTTTTAATGGCATTAATTTTTTACGGTATGCCGTTACTTGCAGAAAATAATAAACCAAGATTATTATACTATTTAAGACGTAGAGGTTATAGAGGTTTTAGTATGAATAGACCTGATAAAGTTTGGAATAAATTATCGACAGCTGAAAAAGAAATAGGTGGTATACCAAACTCAAGTGAAGACATAAAACAAGCTCATGCTGCTGCAATTGAAATGTATATTCAAAATCATGTAGGTATGACAAGTGAAGGTCAGTTTGGCAATTGTTATTTTAACGAGTTATTAAACGATTGGGCTAAATTTGATATAAACAAAAGAACAAAGCATGATGCTTCTATAAGTTCTGGCTTAGCTATAATGGCTTGTAACAGACACTTATACAAACCTAATGCTACGGTAGAAAAACCAAAACTAAATATAAGTATTGCTAAATATGAAAATAGAGGCAATATATCTAAATTAATTAAAAAATAAGTATGGCAGAGTCTGTTATAAAAAATTATTTTCCTAGCCAAGTCGTAAGTGACTTGGAAAAAATGAGTTATGATTACGGTTTAAAAGTAGGTAAAGCTATTCAACAAGAGTGGTTTTATACTGATAGTGGTACTAATAGGTACCGTACTAATTTCAATAACTTTCACAACCTTAGATTATACGCAAGAGGTGAGCAATCAATACAAAAATATAAAGATGAGTTATCTATAAACGGTGATTTGTCTTATTTAAACTTAGACTGGAAACCAGTACCTATTATACCTAAATTTGTAGATATAGTTGTAAATGGTATTGCGGAACGTACATACGATATAAAAGCTTATTCTCAAGATCCTTATGGTGTTACTAAGCGTACAGAATACATGGAGTCAATATTGAGAGACATGCAAACTAGAGAGTTTAACGACTTAGCAGCATCAGAGTTTAATATTGATTTATACGAAAATAATAAAGAAGAGCTGCCTGATACACAGGAAGAGCTAGAGTTACACATGCAGCTAAGTTATAAGCAAAATGTAGAAATAGCAGAAGAGCAAGCTTTAAATGTTTTAATGGAAGGTAACAGGTATGAGTTAATTAAAAAACAGTTTTATTATGACTTAACTGTATTAGGTATTGGTGCTGTAAAAACTAACTTTAACACTTCTGAAGGTGTTACAATAGATTATGTTGATCCTGCTAATTTAGTTTATTCATATTCTGACTCACCATATTTTGAAGATATATATTATGTTGGTGAAGTAAAAAATATACCTATCAACGAATTAGTAAAACAGTTTCCTTTTTTAACTCAAGAAGATTTAGAAGAAATAGTAAAAACAAAAGGTTATAGACCTGCTAATTTTTATGGCAGTCCAGCTAATAGAGGTAGAGAAGATAATAACACTGTTCAAGTTTTATATTTTAATTATAAAACATATATGAACGAAACTTATAAATTAAAAGAAACTGGTAGCGGTGCTGATAAAGTTTTAGAAAAAGATGACAGTTTTGATCCGCCAGAAACAGGTGATAGTAGATTTGGTAAACTACAAAAAAGCGTAGAAGTAGTTTATGAAGGTGCTATGGTTTTAGGTACTGAAAGATTACTTAAATGGGAAATGGCTAAAAATATGATGAGGCCAAAAAGTGATTATACAAAATGTAGAATGAACTATGCTATTGTTGCACCTCGTATGTATAACGGTATAATAGAAAGTTTAGTTAGGCGTATAACTGGTTTTGCTGATATGATACAGCTTACACATTTAAAGCTACAACAAGTTATGTCACGTATGGTACCAGATGGCGTTTATTTAGACGCTGATGGTTTAGCTGAAATAGATTTAGGTAACGGTACAAACTATAATCCGCAAGAAGCTCTAAACATGTTCTTCCAAACAGGTAGTGTTATTGGTAGATCATTTACAAGCGAAGGTGATATGAATCCTGCAAGAGTACCTATAACAGAAATAACTAGTGGTAGTGGTGGTAACAAAATGCAACAGTTAATAGGTACGTATAATTATTATTTACAAATGATTAGAGATACTACCGGGCTTAACGAAGCTAGAGATGGTAGCATGCCAGACAAAAACGCTTTAGTTGGTGTGCAAAAACTAGCAGCTGCAAATAGTAATACAGCTACAAGACATATATTACAAGCAGGTTTGTTTTTAACTTCAGAGGTTGCTGAACAGTTATCATTAAGAATATCTGATGTATTAGAATATTCTCCAACAAAAGAAGCTTTCATACATGCTATAGGTAATCATAACGTTGCTACTTTAAAAGAAGTACAAGATTTACATTTATACGATTTTGGTATATTTATTGAATTAGCACCTGACGAAGAAGAAAAAGCTCAGTTAGAAAATAACATACAAATGGCTTTGCAACAAAAAACTATAGAACTAGAAGATGCTATTGATATTAGAGAAATTAAAAACGTTAAAATGGCTAACTCTTTATTAAAGATACGTAGAAAAAAGAAAATAGCTAGAGACCAACAAATACAACAACAAAATATACAAGCACAATCAAACGCTAACCAACAGTCTGCTCAAGCAGCTTCGCAAGCTAAAGTACAAGAAGAGCAAGCAAAAATACAAGCTGCTATAGCTTTAGAACAAGCAAAAGCTCAAATACAAGCTCAACAAACACAAGCTGAAGTTAATTATAAAAAAGAATTAATGCAAATGGAGTTTGAAATGAATATGAGATTAAAAGAGCTAGAAACTGAAAACATTAAACAAAGAGAAAAACAAAGAGAAGATAGAAAAGACGAAAGAACTAAAATACAAGCAACTCAACAAAGTGAGATGATTGATCAAAGAAAAACAGATAAACCACCTAAAAACTTTGAGTCTGCAAGTAATGATATACTAGGAGATATACAAGTTTAAAATTATTAATTATTATTATATTATATTATGGAAGAAAAAAAAGATGTAGTTGAAGAAACTACAAAAGACAACGTAACTAAAGTTAGTCTTAAAAAACAAATAAATGAAGATGATAATGTCATCAAAGTAGATTTAACTAAAAAACCAGAAACAGATGCCGTTCCAGAGCAAAGCACAGATGAGGTTCCTGTACGCGACGAATCCGAAACTAGCGGAGAGGTTCAGGAAGAAAACAAAGAAGTCGTTGAAGAAGTTACCGGAGAAAGTGAAAAAGTCTCCGAAGAGGTTCAAGATGACACACCCGTTATTGAAGAAGTAACAGAAGAAGAAGTAAAAGAACAAGCAGAAGAACTACAAGAAGCTGTAGAAGATGCTGTAGAAGAAGCTCAAGAAACTGGACAAGCATTACCAGAAAATTTACAAAAAGTTGTAGATTTTATGAACGAAACTGGTGGTAGTTTAGATGATTATGTTCGTTTAAATCAAGATTACTCTAATTATGACGATATGACTTTACTTAGAGAATACTATAGACAAACTAAAAAACATCTTACAGATGAAGAAATTAGTTTTTTAATAGAAGATAATTTTTCGTACGATGAAGAAATAGACGAACAAAAAGATATTAAAAAGAAAAAAATAGCGTTAAAAGAGCAAGTTGCCAACGCTAAAAGCCACTTGGACGGGCAAAAGTCCAAATACTATGAAGAGATTAAAGCTGGTTCAAAGCTTACGCCTGAACAACAAAAAGCAATTAATTTCTTTAATAGATATAACAAAGAATCGGAAGAGAGTAAAAAGATAGCAGAAAAACAAACAAATACTTTTAAATTAAAAACTGAAAATGTTTTTAACAACAAGTTCAAAGGTTTTGAATATAACGTTGGTGAAAAAAAGTATAGGTTTAATGTGAAAAATGCTAATGAAGTAAAAGATACTCAAAGCGACATTAATAATTTTGTCAAAAAGTTTTTGAACGAAAATAATGAAATGTCAGATGCAAAAGGTTATCATAAATCTTTATTTACAGCTATGAACGCTGATGCTATTGCTAATCATTTTTATGAACAAGGTAAAGCCGATGCAATTAAAGAAAGTGTTGCAAAAGCTAAAAACGTTGATATGACTCCAAGACAACAGTTTGGTACTGTTGAAGCTGGAGGAATAAAAGTAAAAGTGCTAGGCGATAATTCATCTGATTTTAAATTTAAAATTAAAAATAACAAATAACAATTAAAATTACAAAATTATGGCAATTACAGGAGGTGCTTTGTTAAATAGCGTACCTGCTTCAAAAAAGCAAACGCTACAAACAAACTACTTAGATTTTACTGGGACTACGGACAATACGTGGGCTCAACAATACCTGCCAGACTTGATGGAAAAAGAAGCTGAGGTTTTCGGACCTAGAACAATTTCTGGTTTCCTATCACAAG